GGACACACAAGTTCCCAGTCACCAACGTTTTTATCTACGGTTTGGCACACTAATACACTGTGTGGACCATGAACGTGATCACGCAACGGGCACATAATGCATACCATTAGACTGTTATACCCAGACAATAAACTGTCAGACTACTGCGATCGTATCACGCACTGTGCAGTAATAGATCTATTCGTCAAGGGCATACACGCCAGCCAAAATGCACATGATACCATAATACTACACAGTGCAAGGGATCTTACGCTGGCCATTGCAATACTGTCAAACAACTCATTATACACTGTCAAAATAGTCTCAAAATGAAGCATTTAACGTGTTAATTGTATACTCACTGTAAATACTTTTAAGAACTTGTTAGTGTTCACACACAATCAAGTCAGATCAATTTTGCACAGTGTTAGAACGTGCTACGTATAACAGATGTGTTGGTTGAACAAACAAGTTCTACTTTACGTGCTAGAGGATAAATACAGCATGGAACAAAAATATCTTATTGCGAAAGCAACCAATACTGTTACCAAAGTGACAGTGATGCACAAGGATCTAAACGGAAGCAAGTTTAGCATATACCAAAGATCACTGGCTGAGGACTTTGCTCGACAGTATGCACTCAAGCTCACAAATAGAACGGGTGATACGTGGACGGGTTATGTTGAGGAATACACTCCCGGCATAGTAAAGGCCTAACACTCCCCTAAATTCTGCTACACGATCGCTGCGCTACCGCTTGCTGCTTCGCAGCTCTCTAAATCTCGCGCACCGCTACGCGGAAAAATCGCTTACGGCTTCGCCGCTTAAATACAAGTGATGATACGCTTTATACACATACCCAAGAATGCAGGAACCACGGTTGGCAAGATGCTGGGCAGGAATCACATACCCTTCGTGGTGGGAGATGGTGATCAGCAGCACACCAGGCACAGGCTCGCACGTGACTTTAGGGGCGAACCGTGGGAATCCTTTGCCATAGTGAGAGATCCCTACACACGCATGGTATCCTGGTATGAGTGGTGCCGCAGGCTGCCCAAGTATGCGGCCATTCCCTTTGATGAATTCGTGCTTTACAAGTATAACAAGGGCAGGGCCAAGCGGGCATGGATGACACAAACCGAGTGGACGCACACGGCACTGCACCAAACACAATTGGTAACCCACATACTCAAATACGAAACTCTAGAGCGTGATCTGTGTGATCTATTTCCCACAATCCAGGGCAAGTGGCTGCATCTAAACAGTGGTGGAATCAAGGACTATGATGCCTACTATTCCTCGCTCACACGCGACACCGTGACCCAACTATTCTATGAAGACTTTATGAACTTTGGCTACAAGACTAAGTAGTCTATATGAAAGACATGTTCGTAAAATACCTATGGATACTGCTCATAGTGGCCTGCATATTTGCACTGGCTGGCTGTGGTCAGGTTCCCATGGCTGACAGGGTGATCGAACAGCATGACAGCAAGCAGGAATCCACCACCCAAACAGAGACTGACAGCATAGGCAACATGAAGACCATAGGTGAAGCACTGGGCTGTGTATTTGCACCTCAATCCTGCAAAAATTAGACAAAAGAGATAACTACTGCTATTATTAAACTCAAACCCTTAACCCGGGAGCAGTATGGCAAAGATGAGAACTTTCACTTTCTATGATGGTGAAAAGGTTGAAACCAAGGAAGCAACGAGCTACAAGAAAGCAGTAAAAAGTTTCCAAGGTAACACAGAAAGCAAATCAGTTAGAGTAGAATGGACTGCCAAGAAGGGCGGAACATATGAAATGATCCAAGCACTACCCATGGGTAGAAAAGTAAGGCAAGCCGCAGCAGCAGAAAAGAAAAGGGCCGCCCTAAAAGCAAGGATGGGGTCATAATATGAAGATACATAAATCTCACACGGCACACGAATCACAGCCCAAGAAAACCAGCCAGTCTGGCAAGAAATCTCGCTGTAAGTTTAGTTCCATGAACAAATCCAAAAAACGCAGTCATAAGTTTTACAAAGGGCAGGGCAAATAATGGCTGGAAGGAATAGAATATGATTAAAAATTTTAAAGATATAGTAATACTCTTAATAACAAGTGGTGTGTTGATACTACTTGGTGTTATCATTATCGGTGACTATTGGGTAGCACTGGAAGAAAATAGACCAGTTGACGAGAGCGTGATAACACTGATGAAGATGTCGGTCACAGGATTGATCGGAGTGATTGGTGGATACATCGGGGGAAGTAAGTAATGGCTGGCGCAAAACAACGTGGCGTAATCACACAGCACATGGCAAGGTACCATGACGGCAGAGAAATCAAACCCTGTAGGCACATTGGCAAAGGTAGAGGTCGTGGTATAATGGTAGCACAGTACAAAGACACAGGTGACGTTGTGTTAAACAATCTTGGTCAGCCAATAGCGTGGCGCAGTGCATGAACCCCTATGAGTTTTCTTCTGATCCAGAGAGAACTCCAATCCAACATAACAAACAAGATCCATTAAAATATTGCGTTACTATACTGCTGTTGTGGTTTGTGTTTAGTGTGGGTTAACCACCGGCGAATACATTGGGTGAACCTGCGGCTACAGAAGTACAGCCTGATATAGCATCACCTACCCTACCTGTTCCTACACTGTTGGTAAACACCGAAGATGATCCCACAGCAATTGGTGCAGAGTGTGATGGACAAGGTACACCCGGAAGTAAGTGACCTGTGTTGTTGTCGCCCTGTCTGCTTACAGGAATGTTATTTGCAAACACATTAGGTGATCCCACAGCACGGGTCATGCCCGAACAGTGTGCTACGTCTGCGTCACCTATTCTGGTTACTGCTGGCATAATCTTTCTCCCTACCTACAAGTTCTTGCAGTCTATCATTCCATAGACCCATTTCATGATGTTGAGCATCTGTGTGTGGTGGTTCCGGAGTGTGTGGAGCAAATTCAATCACGTGATCAAACTCTTGTGGTATACTGTCATAGTCAGTATATGTTTCAAGTTCTCCGTTAACCATTATCACAAAACGATGCATACAAGTATTTATTCTGCATAAATATACACATGAGAGCAGTAGATTTAATACGAGGAATACTTGATCTAATTGACAGTGACACACCCAAGGTAAGTGTAACCACAATTACATCAGAACCCAAAGGCAGTGAACAAGATCGCAGAATGAATCAGGTTGCTGATCTTATAAGTGATCCATTCACAGCACCTGAACTTGCCAACGCACCAGATCCAAAGTATGCTGACATAGACGCAGTCACAGTAGACGCTGGCGGCGGTATGCACGAACCCAAAGAACCTGAAGACATTCGCGGTGAACACGGTAGCCTATTTAGAGACTATCTTGCTCGTGCAGAACGCGGAGAATAACAATGGCAAACATCACTCTCAACTATAAAGGACTCACAGGCAAGCGTGGCACAGTCACAGTAGATGATACTGGTAATGTTCTAAGCATTATTACTGCTATCGTTGCTGATGAAGATCCCACAGTAGGAGTGCTAACAAGCAACGACTATGACATAGCACTTGAGCGTGATACAAGTATTACTGATGTTGCTAATGGAACAGATGTTATCAGTGCCGCAGGTATAGTTGATGGCGATACTATTATCTGTATTGACGATAAAAAGAATCTAACATCAACCAACACCAAAGAAGTAAGACAGAATCGCAAGTTGAGAATAGCCAGTGTGAAAAGATTAGCAGACAGTGTTGCTAATATTGGATCAGGTGCTAACGATAGATATACTCTCAATACAGCACAGATTCCTAACCCTTACGAAGGCAATAGTTCTAATCCAGATGATGATGAGAACACAGGATCCCTTGTTGTAGGGAGACCTTGGACCTAATGGCAAGTAATGACAAATACATAGATTGGCATTCAGCAGTTGCTTTTGGTAAAACAGGCGGCAACAGTGCCAGAAACATATTCGGATACAATGCGGCAATAGGCACAACCTTTGTGCCAGCCTGGGAACTGAACACACAATATCCCTATCCAACAGCCGTAACCACAATGACCCTACGCTGGAATACAGCAGACGCAGGCTACACAATCCTAATCAAAGGCTTGGATGAGAACTTCGATGAGATACAGGAAACCGTCACACTCACAGCAACGCCTGTAACACAGACCACACAGAATCAATACCTAAGAATAAATGATTTGGTTACAGTTGCTACACCAGGCGGTGCATATGGCGACCCAGACAACAATGTCGACCTGACCAACGCAGGCAACACTGAGACCTATGCTCGTATTGCCGCAGGCACAGGCAAGAGTCAAGCAAGTATCTACACCGTGCCCAGAGGCTATCAGTTTGCACTTCTTCGAATATCAGCGTTCTGTGCCTCAGCCGCACTGAACAATAGAACATTACAATTCCGCAACGTGGCAAGACTCAAGACAGGTGTTATACTTCGTGTTGCAGAAACAGAGTTTCTTGAGCAGATGATCGTTGACAGACAGATACCGTTTGTGTATGATGAATGCACAGACATTGAGTTCCAAGTCAAAGGATCAGCAGGCACACAGTTTATTGGTGTGTTTGGCGAAGGTATCCTACACGAAAAAGACTATCAAAGTCAACTTAACAATCTAAGTCCATAACTCGATAAATACTCATATAATAGAAAGTCATAGGAGTATGAAATGTTCAGTTTTGATATAGAAAATATCACAAAAGGTATAGGTGTTGTAACAGCAACATTTGCACTGATAGGTGGCGGCTATACTTTGTGGGATAAACTTGAAAGCAAGGACATTCTTACTTGGGCACCAGAACACTTTGAAATAAGTGATGGTCCAGTCAGTAGTGAATTCAAAGTAACAGTAGCAAGAGAAAAGCACAGAGATGATTGCACTGTAACAGACTTTACTCTTACAGTAAAAGACAGTGATAATATAGTCCATCCTGCAACAAGCAGTATTGGCAAGTTTATGGGTCCAGCAAGTGATAAAATAGACACCTTTGCATATAAGATGCAAATTGCTGATGACCACCAACACAAGGTTGCTACTGGAATTGCTACTTTAGTTGCGTATATAGACTACGAATGTCCAGAAGGACAGATTGCCGTAACATACCCAGACCACGAGAATTTGAAATTTAAAATTACAGATTAAACAAGGGTAATATACTCAAAACACATACCTGCTATGCTAAATACTAATACGTTCGAGCAATACGCTTGGAAGTAGACACTATGTCGAAGGAACGCACCTAACTTTAAAAAGGAGGGTGACATGGATAGACACTCATTTATGCTCAAGCAATATTCTGAGCAACAACTACGTAAAAAGAAAGAAATGGAATTATGGAAGGCTCGTCAAGAGGTTGAAGTAAATGCCAATGGTACTTCTGGATATGTAGTAAAGCATGGTCCTAACAAAGATAAAATCTTAGGACATCAGTCTACTAAATCTACTAATAATTGGTAATCAGTGGGTAAACTCCAACCAAGTGGTGATAGCATACTTGTCACCACTTAGTGGAGGATTGCCTCTGTGGGTATGTGTATAACCCGCAGGACAAAACATAATGCTACCTTGGGTGGCTGGAATCCTACGTGATTGATACAAGAACTCTGTTTCTCCACCTTCATCAACTGTATTCAAATATGCCATAGCAAGTATAGCACGTTGACCTGTGTCTCTACTTGCGTGTTCACAGTGCCATATATGATAACCTTCGCTTGGTCGTGTGTGCTGTATTTTAATTGAATGTGATATTTGGATTGGATTTACGTTTTCAAATATACCAAATTCTGATATGTAATCATTTACACAGTCCTGCATTGCATGATAATATGGTTGCAGTAGTTTGTTCATGCTAAGAGCAAACGTACCCGTTTCTCCTTCGTCATACAGCATTGATCCGTCCTTGTTCATTTTAGGAGCACTTTCGTTTGCTGTTTGTCTTGTAAGGATACGTGTACCTTCTTGCTGATGATAGTAATCAATTACTTCCTGGCAGTATTCTGGCGATAGTACGTTGTTCCAAACTCTAATAAAGTCTTGCATAAACATATTTAAACTACGCAGTTAATAGGCGTGTTAAAAGCGGTTAAAACACCGTTAGTCGTGTAAAATACCCTTTCGCTATACAATATACCATATTTCTATTAAAGAGACAAATAAGAGCCATTTAGGGGTGATTTTCATACATTTAAGGCTCCTGTCGCAGGGTGGCATTTTTACCCACGATGTTTAATATTTTTGTTTTTAGGTTAATTTCCAAACACTGTTGATGCTAACACGCATGGGCCAATCAGAGGGTGGATTGCCGGCATGCGGAATGCTTGAATCAAATATCACAGCACGATTGGGTTTGTACTCCACGACCTGTGAAGGATTGACTATGTCAACTTGCTGTTCCCAGAAACGGAGGTCTCCGTCACTGCCAAAGGGCCACCATACAATACTCTTCAATCGTTCTGTGTCATCTGCGATCATATCGCAATCTCGATGTGGGTATTGTTTACTTGCTGGTGTTGTACCATTTAGTCTTAGTACCTCAAGTTGTTTTGGTCCGTTGGGTAATAGTTCAAGTGCAAAACAACTTGCCATTACGTTTGATAAACCTTTTAGTGGATCTTCCATTTCAGGATAGTTCTTGTGCCAAAGCACACAGTTGTAATAGTTTTCATACTCATCTTCGTATGCACTCTTTACCCTGCCATACTCCCACTGCTTTAGATTGCTAATACTATTTTGAATAGTAGTTAGTAACCAATCTGGAAATACATCGTCAATAATTTGAATATTATTCATTGCCAAGATTACCTAAGAACTCTCTTAACTTAGTTGAATCTGTTTCTGCTCTAACCTTTTTAATAGGTGCACCTTGTTCCGGATCTGGTTCTTCAGTTTGTGCATCTTCTGTTGTCGTTGTTCTTTTCAACGAGTTCATAATAGTACTACCACCTACTGGTGCTGATGCATAACTGTTATCGTCATCATCGTCAAGATCTCTAATACGCAAACTGTCAATATCAAATTCTAAATCAATCTTAGAACCAACACCACTTGATGAACGTGTCTTCATCAACTGTATTTGATAACGTCCACGCTCACGCATTGCTCTACTTGTAAAGATACCAATCACGTTATCTGCTGTTTGAATCTTACTCAAGCCACCACTAATGTGCGAGTGATCAAATTCAATTTCTTCAACTGCACCTCTGTTCAACTGCGATGCTGTAACAAACACTGTGCCTGATTCCATAGCCAAGTTACGTAGTTCTTCAGACACAAATTTATCTTTAATAAACAAATCACTTGGCGATACTTTTCTACTCATTGGCATCATCAAGTCTAAGTAGTCAATCAACAATACATCTACTTTACGTCCTGTTTTAATTTCATATTCTTTTACATAACTTCTAATGTCGTTTGCATTTTTACCACTTGGCATATATTTGATTTGAAATGCACCTGACTTCTTGCCCATTAGTTTAACTTTCATTTCAACACCATCAAGATCTTTGAAAATCTCTTTTGTTGGAATATCAGTCATCATACTATCAATACGCATTGCAACAAGTGCTTCACTCAATTCAAAAGAAAGATAAATTACATTCATTCCTTCCACTGCCCAGTTAACACCTAAGTTTGCAAGGAACAACGATTTACCTGCACCTGAACCGCCTGCAAAAATATTAAGTTCACCTCTGTTGAATCCACCAAACAATTTCTTATCAAGTGTTTTCCAACCTGTGCTTACTTGTCCGTTGTTATCTTTAAGACCCATAAGTCTGCCTTTAGGGTCAGCAAAGTAATCTGTACCAATGTCTTTTTGCAATCCAACTTGTACAGCATTTTTAATTTTATCTTCTACTGGACCATAGTTGCCTTCTTCAAGTAAGTTAGCACTTTCAAGAATTGCTCTTTCAAGTCCTTTGTGTCTTGTAAATGTTTCAAACTCTTTAAGCAACCAATCATAGTGTTCTTCACGTAGTCCTTCTGGAGTTTTTAAATCTGTTTTACAAGTTGCATTAACCATTTCTTCTGTAGGCAATGCATTGTGTTCACTAACATAATCATTAATAAACTCTGCGGCATCTTGTAGTTTTCTATCAAATAGTGTATGGTCAAAGATAGTTTGACAACGCACAAAAGATTGTGCATCGCTTAACATCATTTCAAGATATACTTTCTGTACATCATAACCATAATCTCTATTTTGTTGAGCCATTTAAAATCCTTATTTCCAGTTACTATTATACCATACTTTAGAGTCAAAGTCAATATGTTTCTTTTCCGAAGCAAGGACTGCACCAATACATGATCCCGGATCACCTGGATTTGGAGGAATCCACATTGCGTTCCAATTTGGTTTTACTTTGTCCATTGCGTCTTTGTTTAATGCACAGCCTCCTGTAACAACAAGATTTTTACTTGGCATATTAAACGCCATGCTTGTTGTTAAACGTAATACAAGATCTTCAAATACATATTGTACTGCGGCCGCTAAATCAAAATAATCATCTTCCTTGATTGCTGGTGCCCACCAATTCAACCCACGGTGGCAATTTTCTTTAAACTTAATTTTACAAAGAGGATCGTGTTCAACTTCAAAAAAGTCTCGCATAATCAAATCTCTAAATCTATACGGATCACCTTTCTTTGCTAACTGACTAACCATAAACTCTTCTTTGTTTGCAACATATCCTAAACGCTGTGTCATTGAACTGTACCATAGTCCGAGACTGTGTGGATATGACTGTGAGTTTACTTTAACAAGATTGTTTCCGCTACCTTGCCACATTGTTAATGTTTCATATTCACCAATGCTGTCGATACAAATAATACTTGCATCTTCAAAGCCACTTGTGTAATAACCATATGCCGCATGGCTGTCATGATGTTGTACATATTCAATTGGACATTTGATGTCCCATCTTTGTAGATATTTTTTAATATTGTTTTCACCAAATAGAAAACCTTGTCCTGCTTGTAGTTGTCTAAAACTTTTTAGATATGGACGTTCATACCAAACTACTTTGTCAGGCTCTCCATAATTTTCACGTGCTACACTTAGCATGGTCCAATTGAAGTCAGGGTCATTAGGAACTCCGGAAAAGTCTTTTGAAAGACTTGCCCAAAGTAAATTAGTTGCCTGTAGTTGGCTTAGTCCTTTTTGGCCAGTTTCAAATACTGCTAAACTTGCATCGTGGCTGTTACCAACCATTCCCCAAACTATTTTCATTCTATACCTTTATACTTTTTATAAGCCGAGTGTAATACAAAAAACCATACACCGTTAATCATAGGTTCAACTACTGCATCCACTGCCGCTAATTCAAATGACGCACCTGTTATTAAGTTATTACAAATCATCGCAATAACAATATGTCCAACTGTATAGATTACAGCAAGTGTTAAACTGCTACCACCTATAAGTCTTTTTAACAAATTAAAAATGCCGTCACGTAGTTCTATCATAAACATTTACTTGTATATAAAAGGATCTCTTTTTTTAAGTTCCTCGATACGTTTTTTCAAACGTTTCTTTTCTCTCCAATTTTGATATGGCGTTGTAATTGTTTGCCATAAAGTCTTTAACCAAACCATTTTTTACTCCGTAGTTTAATTTTAAGTTCGTTGCTCTCACTCGCTGTAATAATTGAGTGCAGTGTGTAAATTTTACCATACTTGTTTATAGCATCATTTACATCATTTACATCTTCATTCCATTCAGGCATACTTACAGACCAACCAAGTTCAATTGCTTGATCAATTAGTTTACTTCCTGCTTCATCGCGATCAGGAACAACTACCTTCGTACTATTTAAACTGTTGAGTAGCATTGCCTGTTGATCTTTGATTTCACTTCCAAGTAATGCTACACCTTCAACAGCAATAGCATCAAAAGGACCTTCAACCACAATAGTATATAATCTTTCATAATTTTGAGCATCGAGATTGAATACATACCCAGGTTGTTGGTCACTGAGATACTTTGGATTACCGTCTTTGATCTTACGTGCGGTAAATCCAACTACTTCGCCTTTGTGATAAAATGGAATAATAATCCTATCACGATAGCCAAGTTCGGGTGTCCAATGGAATGGATAATCATCTAAAAATAAATTTCTTGTTTTTAGATACTCACAAACTTTAAACAGGTTGTTATCCATACCCGTTGGTTCAAGTGCTTGCCAGTCATCCCATTGATCTAATCTTCTTGCACCTTCTGGTAAACTCTTTGTTTCAAACTTTGGTAGTTCAATAGTAATATTAGAGTTACCAATTTCTGCAATTTGTAAACATTGTAGAGCAAGTTTAGTAATAACATCATCTGGTGTGCCTAACCATTCAAACAGTTTACGCATTTTGTAACTTAACTGTCTACCTGGTTGCCAACTTGCTTTGAATCCACAGTTGAAACAGTGATAACTTAATCCGCCATCACCGTTTGAAATAAGTCCGCCACGTTGTCTTTTGTCTGCTGAGTCACCGTTGTGTATACAACAAGGCGCATTGAAACTTGTCCAACCACTGGGTGTGGTTTTACGCTTAGAAGGTAAGTGTAGTGTTAGTGTTTCTTGTACGATGCTCATACTATTATTATAGTATAAACTGTCTAAAAAGTCAACTAATTTCGGACAAGAACTTTATCAATTGTTCCAGATGTTTTGGTATACTTGGCTCTAATAAAATTGAACACACCATTAAAGTTTAAGTACTCTGGTGTTGTTGGACTGTTATAGGTAGCAGAAGTAATGTCTACCCAATTTATAGGATTTTGATTTTCAAGTGAACCTTGAATTGTTACATCACCAACAAATCCTGTAGAATAAACTGCAACAGTATGCAGTGCAGTATTTCCGTTTAGTGCAGGCTCAGCCGTAATTTTTTCACTAACAAATGTATCTGTTTCTGTTTCTGTAAATGTTGATACACTGTAACTGTCTTTAGGTCCTGGAAATGCATTACTGTGAACTTCGATAGTACCTGACATTTCAAAGTGTGCATTTGAATATGTAATTACTTTGCTGTCGTCACTGTCTTTGACAAGGTATACAGCATAACTTAGATATTGGTCTTTGATGTCTAACAGTTCTGTTTCAGTGATATTAACCGTAAATTGACCTTTGTAACTTGGAGTAGAAGTTTCAATGATAGTTCCTGTTTTAGATAATATCTGTGTTTTAGATTCGTCGTACGCTACAAACTTAGGTGTATACACATTTAAAATGCTTACAGGTTTTTGATCGTTGTTTTTAATTTCAAATGTTAAGGTATTGTCTATACCTCTATATACTTTTAGATTTTTTGCGTACACTGTTCTAAACTCCGTTGTTATACCCGTAGCCAAATCTGCTACGAGATTGGTTTTGTCATTGACTAAATATCTGGGTGTAAGTTGCATACACATATTTATTTAAAAGAATCATGCTAAGAAAAGACATAGAAGAAAAATTTCCATTTTTAAGCGTAGTTACCTACGGTGGGCAGGAGTACATCGGAATTGTCAACAACCAAGACAATTTCATAACAACCATGTACAGTTTAGACGAATTGCTGAATAATGAGCATAGAGATAAGTTCTTAGAATTAGGAGAGATATGGTGGTGGGAATCAAATCGAATGATGCCGATTAATATCTTTTTACGACACGAGATGGAACCGTTTAGATACTGTATGGTTAATATGAACAGTAAAGATGTTAAGATTATACACGGTCCAACAGTTAATTTAAAGAACTTAACTATCAAACGTGTTAAAAGAAGATCAGTCCAGTTGCTTAAAAAACCAAAGTAAACTACGGGTGCTGAGCACTAACCATTTCACAAATTAGATTCATTTGAACTACTATTGCATGAGCATATGCAACTGCGTGTGCTTTCTTAAAGTAGTACTCACCGTTCTTCGGTTTCGTCCACACTTCTTTCATCACCGTGTCCCACGATTTCCCAAGCAGATGCCTCTTCGCTGGACGGATAATTGCTAACACTGACGCTAACTGGATTATGCTTTGTGGTTTCATCGTTTGAAGAATAGTACTGTGATCTCCTACGTGAAATAATTGATTGCTGAATTCTGGCTCGGTGATTAAATCCCATAATGGTTCCTTTTCCATGAGTGATACAAGATGCTGTTCATCTTTTATATCTTTATATAGCGAAACATTAAGAAAGTCAAGTTTAAAGTATCCTCTATCCTCGGCTGTTTCATAATCTAATGTTGATAAGTTGTCAACAGGATTGTGTGGAACTTCTGTAACATATATGCCTGTGTTGTGTTTTTTACCTGTAGAGAGTTTTGCTACTCGATGTTTAATTTTATCAAGTACAATATCTCTGTCAGCAAAATCAATATCAATATCAGGCATCTTTATCGCTTACTAAGTTTGATGGTTTTTCGATAGGCAATCCGCATCTATTAAACCATCTGTTATCATCTGTAACATAAACATGACTTCTAAATTTACTTCCGTCAATATCTTTGCAAGTAATTGCACGTTTATGAATAGCACCTTTATACTGTGTATAATCTCTTTGCATTAATCTCATAGATCCGCCACTTGCAGGCGATTCATAAATTCTATCAATGCTTTCACCATCAGGTCCCATATGATTAGAAGTCAATTTGTAATTTAAATCTTTGTAGTTTGTTTCTTCACTCATTTTTATTATTATAGTTTATTGTTATTATTTTGTCAATCACAAGTTTGCCTTTTGAGCAATCTCTTTTACCAGTTCCACATCTGCTGGTGAACGTTTAAAACGTAATGCCCAGTGTTGTGGATCTACTACAGCATAAACAATTTCTAATTGTTCATCACTAAATTTAGATAGCATTTCTTTTCCGCTTTTGCAATTCAATACAAGCCATGGACTTACTTTACCGTCCTTGAGATGTTGTGTTACACGATTCAAACTTGCATAACGAAAGTAATGTGTCCACGGAGCGTTATTTGCATCAGCCCAATCCATCATGGTTTTTATAGAACGTTCTACTGCTGTTTCAACGCCTTCCTTTTTGATAAGTTCGAGTGCGTACTTTTCGTATAGTTCATCTCTGCACCAGTGGTCGAGTTTAACTCCTGAAGTGACCACGTAGTCAACATACTTTTCTGGATAGAGTGGTCGTACATTTGAAACAAAGGAACCAAACTTAACAAAAGCATTGTAGTACTGACTCTTGCAAAATTCTTCATAGGTTTTATTCTCTTTTGCATTTTGACATAGTTGATAAAAACGTGTGAACGCATAAAAGCCTAACGTAACGTGCTTCTCATCTTTTTGTAATGCCCTACGCTTTTGTTCACACATATGTACTGCAAGAGTTTTTTCTCTTGTGTACCCTGTCTTACAATATGGACATACAAAAGGCTTATCCATTTTAATAGCCTCGAACGTAATGTTTGTTAGGATTGTATCCTGCATTTCTAATAGCATCTCCAATATCTTTATAATGTTTTGTTTGTTCTAATACTTTTTGCATTTTCTCTGCAAACTGTCTATCTATTTGCAAATTAACTTTAGGGCTGATTCTTTCTTTGAGCCAATTGTAATACATCATTGGAGTAGGGTGATAATCAATAGTAGGTTCCTCACCTAAGTCACCTAAACGTGCACCTACAAAACTTAATCTTGAGTCACAGTTTTTTACAGTCCAACCATACATATCATCTGGTACCCAATAATTGTTCATGAATATTTTTTCATAGCCTTTATACTTTTGTACTTCTGGTCTGAGATCTGTACCGAATGTCATTATAACTTTACATTTTGTATTTCTTGCTAATGCAACAGCACCGTGAATATAATTCAATGTGTGCATTTCAAAACTTTGTTCATTCCAAATTTTATTAATAACAAATGCTTTCAACGGATCAGCACCTGTGTCTGTAAATACGTTACCGCCCGGATACCAACTTTCAGGTAATTGCTTATCCCATATGTGCTGATCAAATCTATGAATATCTGTCCATTGAATTATAATTGTATCTCTGCTTGATAAATTCATAGTAGCAACTGCTTCAGAAAATCTTTCAAAGATCTGTCTATTGCCTGCACCTCTATTGGCCCAGTTATAAAATTCTTCATAACTTTGTCCTAAGATATCTGCCCATGTTGGCCAATGATACCTTGTTAAACTACAACCAAATGTAATTAATCTTTCACCCTTAATTGCCGCCATGATATTCCTCTATAAATTTTTCAACGTCTTTCTTTTTGTTTAGTTGTACTAACATTGCGATTTCGTCTGCTTTCATATTAGGAAAAACCTTTTCAAGTTCTTTACCTAACTTATTTGTGTTAGCGCCTTTCTTTTTATATCCAATCCATTCGTGATATTGAATTTTCTTTTCTGCACTTGAAGTCATGCACAATAGTTGCCATAACAGTTTCTGATGTTTAGCAATAGTAAAATAGTTTTTATTGTAGTACTCGTTTGTTTTGAATACAGCAAGTTCTTGACTTTCACGTTTACCTTTTACTGAACTACAATATCTATTCAACAAATAAAAACTAACCTGTTTGCGTTCGTCATCGGACAGTTCGTCCCAAACGTTCTTCGCACCCATATCAATTGCGGCCAGTATATCTTTTAAAGGTAATTTATTCTTCATTTAATTTTGTCTCTATGCTGTATGTCATTCCTATACTAACACGTAATGGAACAGTTGTCACGTCCATAGTGTGCCAATAATGTGCAGGAAATAAAATTGCATTTCCTTTTTTGTATTTTGTTCTTTTCATTTCAGTTTTGCCTTCGTCTGAAAAGAATACAGTATCTCCATCTGCATCATTTACATAATATACAAATGTCCAAAGTCCAGGCTGTCCGTTTCTCACATCATTGTGTGGACCATAGTATACACCTTGCACTGTGCCGTTTAACCTTGTTCTTGTTACTTGATTAATCTGTGCATCTGGAATTGTGTTTGGAATAATTTTTCGTGTCAATGCAGTATGTAATAATTTTGTAAGTTCTTTATGATCGTCAAGTATGTTGCTTTGTGTACAGAACATTACATTAGTAAACAATGCTGGTGTTCTGTAATTCAAACCTTCTTCGTGTTCTTCCGGCACATTTACAAACTGCCAGTTGACATCTTTGGTTTGATCTTCAATATATTGTACCATCCATTCTGGAAACGGGTTTTCAATTTCAAAAATTCTATTAGGATCTCTCATTACCAGTTACTTTCTTTTATAAGATTATACATTAATTTTAACTTCTTTAACTGTATTTGTAAAGACTTATTTCCTTCATTTGCATAATCTACTATCTCTGATATTTCCAATTCATCCAAATGCCAATCTGGATAAGTTGGTTTTTCTATAAGAATACGGTCCCCAGTCTTAGTATCACGTTCGTAAACTGTTTTACCTCTGTCTGGGGACTCGTATATCTTAACCATGTATTACTTCAATTTACCTTTTAGGTATTTCAATAGTACACCGTATGCTGGTAGGAATACTACTAAGCCTACAACAATTTTAGTAAGTGTATTATTTTGTGCGACTACGTGCCAGTTAGCCCCAATCCATGATAGGTTGCCTTCAGCATCTAACGAGCCTGCAAACGCCACATAAAAGAATGAATATGTGTCAATGATGTTGGCCGCAATAGTTGAAATTGCAGGAGCCGCCCACCATGCTGATGAACGTTCTCTAATTGCTTGGAATACATAAACGTCAAGCATTGTACCAATAGCATAAGCAGTACCACTTGCAAAACCAACTCTGTATGCGTGTGGATCATCTAATGCCAACAGTACAAGTACTGATGCTACGATAGCAGGAATAATAGCCATTGCTACAACGGCTCGACCTGCTTCTTTACCAACCATTCTTACAGTAAGATCGGTTGCTACTACAACAATCGGAAATGTAAATGCCGCCGCCGCCAATGGAAATGATCCAAACAAGGGCAGTTCTGCGCCTGGAAATAAATCAAATCTAATTGTTACTAAGTAATTACTAACAGCAATTACAAGTGTGTGTAGGATAACAAGTTTTGTTACCAATGCTTTATCTACACCTTCTAAAAGTTTTGTGAACATAGAGTTCCTCCTTATTTTTGTTACTTTACTTTTGTACCGACAGTACGCCTCACAATATCATCGTGATTAAATTCTGCCCAATACAGTTCGAAAGCGACTCCGTCTTCGAGTCCTTCGAATTGATGAACCTTACCAGGCTTAACCTGAGTAAATTCACCAGGACCAAGAATAGTCTCATCTACAAGACCGTCTTGATCATCTTGCCAAACACGGACAAGCATTTTGCCCGATTCAACAAAGAATCCATTCCATTTATATTTGTGTTCATGTTCAGAACACTTGAAACCTTTTTTAAATTCAATACGGTGAAACTCTAATACACCATTAGCATGGATCAATTCTGTTTGACCCCATATCTTTCCTGCTTTCATTGTCATTTGCCTTTCCTCTTCATACGCTTAATAAACTTTGCATAACTGCCAACACCCATCATTAAACTGTTCAACTTATTAAGTTCTTGTGTGGTTACAAGATGACAGTTTAGTTTTATCCGTTTGTCAGTTAAAGGTATGAGATGCAACCAAGGATCACCAGGTTCGATAGTAAGTTCTGTATTAAAAGGAATCATCAAGTTAACAATAGTTGCGTGTTGATATTTGAATTCGCTAATTGCTGGAACAGTCCAATACTTCAAAGGATTGTCTTGATGCCATTGTGGACTTGTCCATATCCAGTCTATTCCACTCTTGTCTTGGATTTGCCAAGGGCTCATCACCTTACCGTGCCACATATTTGGTTTGTGGTGTGCATAGTCTTGTGGGTCATGAGGAATAATAGGACTGTTCTCTGGATAGGTTTGCACCATTGCATGATCTGTTGTGTCAAAAGTTTTTACTTTTAATTGCATCCAAGCAGGAAATATTACTCCTGTTGTTAGCAGTTGGTTTACGTGTGGACAACGTTTGAGTGTTGCGTTGTCTAAACCTTGATAAGAATGGCTGTCAAACTTTCTTGTCGCAGGCATCTTTTTCCACCAATCAGGCATCCAATCTTTTGCTAATATTGGTTCGTATGCGTCGTGGATTACTCGTTGATCAGTAAAACAATCTAATGTAACAGTTGCAGGCTTTTTCCAAATACTAAACATCTTTTTCTATATGAGTGTTATCTAACTGAGGTGGTCTTTGTAATGCACAATGCCAATTCATTCCCATTACAATTCGTCTTTCAGTGCTATTGCTTTTTTGACTTCTATGACTTAACCAACCAGGAAAGAAAACAACATCTCCTTGTTTTACTTCTACCTCTGTGTAGTAGTTATGTAATTTACTTTTGTTCTGTGCAAACCTTGGATAACCTGCAAACAGTGTTCTTTCTCTATTTTCAAATTCTAAGTTACCACCATTTTCTGGTTGTTGAATATACACACTACAAACAAGATGTGCGTCTCCGTGATCGTGTGAATCAGTCCATGCGCCGTGATAATGACTATTCACCCAACTTTTAGTTACACCAAAACTGTTGAAATTTAAATCCCATTCTTTTAAAACTTGTTCTGCTCTTACTCTTAACCATTTTTGCAAAACTGCCATTTCAGGCCATAGATGAGGTGCATCAAGATGTCCTGTGCTTGTAATACCACCGTCCTGTTCGACCTCGCCTTCGTCTACAATAGTGTCTAATAGTTTTGCACTACGTTGTGCAACCTCAGATAAATCTAAAGGACAGTTTACCTTATAGACTAAATTAGGAGAAATATTAATCTGTTTCATTTACTCTTTTCTTCCTACATTCCATACTTACACGTCTACCCTTCCAAAACATATTGTTAACAATATCAAAATTAGTGACTGTTTGTACTTTGTTTGTCCACCAATCTTGATTTTCAATAATCAAATGTGCATTACGTCCATCGGGCAAATTTTTACCTGCTGGTTTTGTATCAATAATCAAGTATGCTACATTTAGCGTAAGACTTTCAATGTCTCTTAAGACATTGTCAATTAACGTTGGCTCAATGTGTTCTAATACGTCTGCACATATAACTAACTCCGCAGGTTTTTCTGGTCTGTTAGCAAACTTTGCATAACCAGGATCGTAATTAGTGCAACGGATTAATGGAAATTTTTTTGATATGTTTTCGAGAACATAACCTTTACCACAACCATAATCTATAATACTATGACATCTATTGTTTACTAACCATTGGTCTATGTGTTTGTAACGTCCACTGTCGCCAAACGAATCTTTTACACTGTGTAAACGCTGTAATTGTTTTGCATAGTCCTTAGTAAATAACTTTGTCATTAAAACAACTCTCCATAGTCAATAGTTTCTATTTGTCTACTAATGTCTTTAATAAAAAATGCACACAGAGGATTGTCACCTTCGGTGATAGGTACACTTAATAACTGTCCATTTTTAGTTTTAGGCACGTGCCATTTTACATCATTATAAAAGTTAATTACTTTTAAATCTGCAAAGTCTGGCTTGTAACTTTTCAATGGATTAAAAACAAATGCTTCAAATCCTCTGTCGTTGATTGACGTTAGCGGAAGTACTTCTAAATCATTTCCACTTTCGCTACAACCTACTGCAATATGCCAATCGAGTGGCATACTAATTTCTTTACCGCCAATTTCTAAAACAATAGCAGGTGAACTAAATGATTCTAAAAAGATCAAAGGAATAAAAAAGAAATCAGGATTTTGTGGATCACTATTATCCAACACACTGAATCTAATATCTTCCTCAATTTGTTCAGGCAAATTGTTTAATGAAAAGGCTTTATTTTCTAATGTTAATATATTCATTATTGTCCTTTATGATTGCCAATCTACTTTTTCTAAAGTAAATGGATATTGTGCTTCTTTATAGAATTTTTTACGCTGTGTCAAATGACGCTTTGCGTACTTACAAGTGCTTGTAATATCCCATATCTGTACGAAGTCTTTGTCTTTTGCCTTTCTAACGCCTCTGCCTATTGATTGAATTACTCTTACAAATGATTTGCCTGGTTCTAATAATACTAAGTTAAAAATACGTGGAATATTAATACCAACAGCGGCTACACCGTATGTTGCAATAATAACTCTGTTTGTACCTTCTTTAATTTCGTCATATGCTTCTTTTCTGTCATCTAACTTTACATCGCCTTTGATAAACACTGCTTCTGGTACCAGTTCAAGCAGTTGCTCTCCTGCTGATATCCTATCAACAAGAATAAGTGTATTTCCACTTTGTGAAATACTGTTTGCTAATTTTCCTATGTATCCTATACGGTCCTCGTTGGTTACAAGATACTTTAGTTCGCTTTGATAATCTCTGTGTTCTACAGTATCCATTAGTTGTACAATGTTTACGTGACATTGTGATAACACACCTTTGTCTTGTAATTCTTTTGCTGTAATGTTTCCAATAACAGGACCAAGACTTGCAAGTATACTTTGGAATTCAAATTGTTCTTTAGGTACAGTTCCTGTAAGTCCCCAACGTATCGGAGCATTCTTTAAATTTTGTGTAAGCAATCTTTTAAGTACGTCTGCTTTTGCTTGGTGTACTTCGTCAACAATAATAGTTTCAACGCCATCTAAAAATTCTGCAAGTGTAAGTGTATCTTCGTAGTTTTTGCTTTTCTTATCAAGTATGTTTAAACTTTGCCATGTACAAATTGTATGTGTTCTACCTAATTCTTTTCTATCACCAAAGTAAACACCTACGTCTAATCCACAGTTAACATAATCTTCTTCTGTTTGTGTTACAAGACTTTTGTTTGGAACAATTACAAGTGTGCGTCCTAATTTTTCTGTAACATGAGAAAGAACTGCTGTGATAATAGTTTTACCTGCACCTGTTGCAACTTCTTGTAGTGCTTGTGGATTTTCTAAAAAGTTATTGACAACTTCAACTTGATAGTCACGCAGAATAATTGGTTCACCTTCTGCAGGATGACCTTTGGGCCAACTGCGACTTGCAAAGTAGTTCTGGTCAATCTTACTAAATTTAAGATTGTGTTTTACTCTTTGATCATCAATCTCATCTACTTCAACACCTTGTTCATGTAGTACTTGAAGTATAGTATCAAGGTGATTAATATATCCACTGCCACCAAGTCCAAAGAATCCTACAGTGCCGTCCCAACGCCCAAGTTTATACTGTGGCAAGTAACGTGCATAAGGAACTTGAAACTTTAGTTTGTTTGCAATCTTTCTGCGAACGTCAACAGGTAGTCCTTCTACTTTGAGATTTACTTCATCATGTAATACTATTCTACATCTCATAGTGTTGTGACTCCTGCATGATAATCATCTTTTGTTTTTGTATATTGTGAAATAATACTATCCTCTTTGGTATAGTACAACTTAAGATCAAACTGTTCACAGTATGAAGAAAAGATATTTCCGTAACCTCTACTTTGTCCAAAAGTGAGCATACATACTGGTTGCCAGTTACTCTTAATAATAGGCTTTGTTATTTTCTTTCGATTTACGATTACAATCTGAGTGTTATCGTCTATACTATTATTTAATCCCTTGTCTCTGATGAATTGGTTAAATTCACCATTGGTCTTGTTATCCAATCTAAACATAACAGAAATATTTTTAGTGTCAATAAATCCTTTGATAGCATTATAAATTATTGTTAAATGATCTGTTGCGCCAACATCAGGGTCTAATGCAATTATGATCGGCAAACGATTAATTTCGTATAATGAATTCAGCACTTGCTCAATATTCCAAACATCTGATCTAATAACGACACTTGAATTTTTTCGATTTAATAATTTTTGAGATAAAGGACTGTAGTCACTAACATCAATATTTTCAAAACAATGCAATCCGTATAATCGTCTTTTATCCCAGATACTTACAATATCATCTTTAACATTATATTTGTTTTCTAAATAAGTTTGTAGTTCTGCTGGTATGTTTACAAATTCGTTAGATCGAACACCTGGAATAATTGTATCTTTGTTCATATCAAACTCAATTATTTGATTATAATAGTCTTGTACTTGTGATTCGATATCAAATTTTTCTTTGAATTTGTTTGCAATATTCATTACTTTAAAAACATTAATTTCATTCCAAACAAAATAATGAACGTGTCTATCGTAAAAATAATTTGTGTCTGTAGTCTTTTTAAGATCGTTGATATGATCAATTACACTATTACTAAAAGGAAATCTTATGCCAATATATGTGTTATTATCTTTTGTTAGAACCTTGACCCAATGACTTTTATCAACTTCCCTATATGCTTCTCTAAGTTTATCAAGATGATCAAAGATATCAATGTTTACTGCTTGAAACTGATCAACATACCATTCAGTAAATAGTTTTTTAACCAAATGATGTTGCTTTTCGGTCAATGCTTTACCTCTGAATACTTGAGTACCAATACTGTATAGTACTTTTGAGTTTTCAGGATATAGTTTGAAGTGTTTATCTCTATATGTTGAGCCTGGTAAATTAACCAAACCAACAAGCATTTCGAGACAATCTTCTATTGTATATTCATTCAGAGTCATAACTTTTTCCTTTAAGTCTGTATATTATACAACACTATAGGAAAGAAGTCAAGCGTTTTAGTTGGATTCCTTGAGAAATTTCTGGTACACTCCATTCAGTGTATGCCAAATCGTTTAACCATTGTTGTCTGTCAGGCTTTTTTGGATTGTTGTAATCGCCAAAGATTGGATTACCAACATCATAACTTAAACTGTGTTCACTTACATAAACTGGAACACCGTTCATTACTGCTTCTGTAGCAGGATTACTTGACCAATTTACTAAAGCATATGTGTTGTCTAAGTTTAAGTTAAAGTCGTCATACGTGCCTTCGATGTAGATTGGTTTTTGTAATTCAACATTATTAAACTCGTGCTGAATACCATTAAGTTTGCATCTTGGATGAGGACGTACAATAATTTTTCTATTCGTTTGAGTTCTAATGTGTTCTATAACATCTAACACCCAATTGACTATAGACGGTTGTGTTGCCCACTGTTCACTCTTGTCATGTTGTGTGCAAATTAAAATATGTCCGTCTTGTTCTTTCCACGGTTCTAACTTAAGGCCCAATAGATTAGCACGAACGCTGTTATTCCTATCAGTACCGAAAGTAGCATCTCTATTGATTCCATTTATTCCTACCTTCCATAAAATATTTCTTTTGATTGCGCCAACTTCTAAAACTATAACAGGTTTGTTCTTTGCTCTAAAAGTATCCCATACTTTTTTGTTGCCTGTCATACGACCGTGCCATAACACACTCCAGATAACAGCAACGTCTGCATCAAAAGAATTGTACACTACTTCATGACCTTGTTGGCCACAACCTTGTGCAAATGCTTCAAACACAGGCTTAGAATTTAATGCTCCGTTGTCGGTGAACAAACTAAACTTCATTTAACTGTTTTCCAATAACCTTCATGACGTACTGTAAACAGATCTTTTTTACGACTCATTCCTTCTTTTTTACGAGCACCTTTTAAGTGATCAAAGTATGCACCAAGTTCTGTATTAATCAAAGGATGTCCTTCTCCTTTAACAAGGTGTCCACTTAAATCTTGAATCTCTGGATACGTTGTTCTTATCTTTTTAAGAACTTCGTCGAATACATAACTGTCGTGCCATTCTTCCATTTTGAAAATACCCTGTTCGGCTTCTTCGTATACACGTTCAAACTCTTTTAGAAATGCTTTAGCGGCAGGCTTTTGTATGTGCAATCCATAGAACCCGCACTCTGGCCATTTGTGTCCTCTGCCTAAGTAGGATAGCCAAGTGTGTTGAGGGAAGAAACTCACAAACTTGTCATAACTGATTGGGCTATGACAAACAGTATCAGCATCCATCCATACAACTAAATCATATTCAGGATCATCACAAGCATGAAACACAGCATATGTTTTATTAGCAAAGCGTACAGCGTCCCACTTAAATTCTTTGTGCCAATCTCTTGGACGTCTTGCTTTTATATCTGGAGGACATACTCCATTTGCCTTAGGTACATCTTTCCATTTATTTTTAAATATTTTAAGTTTGTCAAGGGCAGTTTCTGCACTCCATACACCTATACGGTCATATGGATCATTTACTTCAGGTGTACAATTTTCTGCATACACTGCTAAGTTAATTTTTGGATCAACATTTTTAGAAAACGTATCTATAAAACGCTGTCCATATTGTTCCATACCTTCTTTGTGAAAAGTTGTTACCACACGTATCTTCATACAAATCTCCTCATGTGTTTCCAGCAACTTCCGTCTTTGAGTTCATCAAGTCTCCAATGACACATTGCAAGTTTTTCAAGCCAAGGACCTCTGTTGAAATCTTTTGGTGCGTGTAAATCTTTTAAAGATGTGTGTGCAACTTCTTTTGCTTGACTTCTACCAGCATCTGTTAGAAACACAGGAACACCTTCGATAGCGGCAATAATACTTGGACTGCTGTTGTGTCCTACTAATGCTCTTGCGTTTCTTAAGTCATCAAACAAACTCTTTGAACGACTTGTAATTACATCAAGGTGTTTAATTTTTTGAGGATATGTATCACGCTGTTTATCCCCAGGATGAAATCTTACAAGTATAGGACTGTCAATTTCTGCTCTAATCATTTTTACAGTTTTTTCTAACCACTGTAACACATTTTGTCCTTGCATACTCCAACCACCATCACGTTGACAAGCAATAAGAATATGACCGTCTGTTCTTTTCTTCCAAGGCTTAACGTCAATGCCTAAGTCTGACTTCATGCGATTCCAACGACCAGGATCAACAAATTCTGGAGCATTACAGTATTCTCCCGTGTTTGCAAATATACCATCATAACTATAACGCAAATAAGTTTTACTGTTGTTTTTGTCATAGGCTAAAAATAAATTGCTATCAACAATAATGCATCTTTTGCCTCGCTTGATTTGATTTTCATAAATTAATCTACGTAATTTTAGATGTGGTGTTTGTTTGCTATTGGCGTGTACAAATCCTTGAATAACAGCAACGTCAGTATCCATTGGATGAAATGTATTTACTATTACACCCTTGTCACCGGACTTGTTTACACCTTCAATATAATTTTTTAGTAGTGCAGGTTTTTCAGGATTCGAATTTCCTGGAGGAATTACCTTCATGTAAGATGCAACTGTTAACATAATTCTAACTCCTCGATAATTCCTAATGCTTTGCCATTCGATAATTCTGCTGTATTAAAGTTACAGTATGCTAACCAGTTTTGCCATGCAACAACTTTATCATTATCAGGTCTATGTGGATTTTCAATGTTTGATATATTCTTAGTACACATTGCATCAGCGGCACCTGGTGCAGTTGCAATAGCAGGGATTCCTGAACTAATTGCTTCTGTTGCCGCAATACTATTATACGTTACAAGAGCATAAATTTGATCTCTATCAATTTGTGCAGGTACACTATTATCTCCTACACGTAATAATCTGCCTGGTTTATCACGTATAATTATTTTTCTGTCAGTGTGTTTTTTTAATTCTTGCATTGTATCAGTTAGCCATTGGTCTCTGGTTATACCATAATACATACAAGGTTTTTCTGAAGGTGTTACAACAAGGATAGGACCATCATGGTTCTTCCAACCTCTGAATCTTAATTTTTCTTTTGCTTGAGGTAATCTATTAAATCTATCGTCTGGCAAGTCATACCTTGGAGTAAAATGCTGTACGTCATTTTTTACAACTCTGTGCCAGTCTTTACGTTTTTGCAAGTTACCCATATAGCCTGTATCAATATAGTAAAATGTTCTTTCTGTCTTAAGACAATACTGCATAACTTTACGTTCAGTAAGTCCTCTCACAACAACAGGAGTATTAGGATGCCATTTATCTAATTTTAATTCTTTTATACTTGTTGGTATAACTTTTTCATAACAATTTGTTAATAACTTAGCAATAGCATCATTTTCATCTGCTACAAAGCATTCGGGTCTTTTCTTTGTCATAGTCGGTTTCTCAAATGGCGTCTTTTAGCAACATAGTGTTGGAACTGGTCTTCATTATAGTTATTATAGTAACCTTTCTTTTCTAAGTCAATACTGGCATCATCAAGTTTTGTAATTTTTTGAATAAACACCATTGTCCATTCATTATGAAATCCTAATAACCAAATATCTTTTTTCATATGGTTAAGTGCAAAGTTCATTGCTTCTACACTTCCTTCAAGGTAGTCTAATCCAAACGGATTGTGTTTCGAATACACAATAACAACATCTTTTTCTCCTGTAAAATTTAAAGTCTCTTTTGTAACTACATCTAAAAATTCTTTATAGTCTGCTTCTACAAATGAAACTTTGTCATTTACAAATGTCGCTTTTGCATAAGGACAAGGCGATAGGTTAGCAAACTGTTCGCTTACTTTCGACAGTTGACCAAATGCCCAGTCTTTAATTTTTTCTTCAATCGTCATTGCTATACATCATATCTGTAAGATATTTTTTCCACACGTCTCCATACGCACAGTGTCTATAATTTTCAAACCAAGGACCACCTTCTGTGTAATGTAATGCACGTGGAGTACCGTCTTGTGGTTCTTCATACCATCCAACAAGCCAATTCCATTCATGACTTAGTTTGCCTATCTCCTCGTCTTTGAGCCAACTAAATCTATGCAGGTACTTGCCTGTTGTTTCTGGATTGTTTACCAACTCTGTGGTTAATGCTTGATTACTTGGATGGCCGCAGTTAAACAATACAACACTTGACCAGTTCTTGCGTGGATATACTGTTTGTACTTGTCCGTCCATTTTGGTTCCTGGTTTAGGTGTATAATCGTGTTGGACACACATAACAGCATATTTGTCATCTGCTTGATCGAAAAGGTTTTTTACATTTTCTAAAAATACAATATCACTGTCACAAAACAATGCCCAACCTTGAAAGTTCATTAGTTCAGGAACCAGGAATCTACTAAATGTAAATTCTGTTGATCCAAGTTTATCAACGTCTCTCCAGTACCAACCGTGGTCTTTTAGTTCTGAAAGTTTAAGTGGTTCAACAACTGCTGTTGGAGAATTAACTTCGATACTGTGTTTGCAAACCTGCCACGCAATATCTTCTCTGGTGTCGTATCCGACATAAATTTTTTGCATTATCTTCTTTCTATATCTTCTTCAACACATTGATCACCGTACTGCACTTCAAGTATGTGACAAGGATCTGTTGAATTGTTTATTCCTTTGTGCCATATCATTGGGTCTATTGTGTAGGACCGATCGTGTGCTTTCATATGCCTATATTCAATCCGACCGTCCCATTCTGTTTCAATAGTACATTCTCCTTTAAGAACGTACCAGTTCTCTGCTCTATGATTATGGCGTTGCATAGACAGACTACTACCTGGTTCAATTACAAGTTCTTTAACTTTGTATCCAGGCTTATCGTCAAGCACTCTATACCAACCCCAATCGCGTTGTGTTTTAGGATGTTTGTAATTTTCAAGAATCCAACTTGAACTGTTAATCTTTTCTGTACCACCTACTCCAAATACAAACGACACTCTTTCGGTATGATCGTAGGTATCCATTTCAGGAACATTACCGTCTACTCTATCTCCGCCGTTTGCAACTATAATACGATCGTCTCCGCCTGTAGTTGATAATAATTTAAATATTGCTCCTCCAGCATCATCAAATTGATCATCATTCATCACGTCTATCACACGATCAACCATTGTTAAGTTTTCAATAATTTTTACACGTTCTACCCAAGGCATAAACGGTGCACCTTTTTTTCGAGTAAGCCATGCGTCAGAGTTAACTCCGACTACAAGTTTATCACCTAATTTTTTAGCCTCTTCGAAATAAGCAAGATGTCCGCTGTGTAGTGGATCAAAGCCACCTGTTACTAACACATATATCATAACTGTATTTAAATTACAGCCAGGAACAATTTACATTTTTTGAATGCAAAATAAGTAATTTTACCATGGATACATTAAATTTATTTGTCAATAGCATTTGCCGTACCAGTTTTTCAAAGCACGAAGAAATGAAAAAACTTTTTGGACGTATTGTTGAAGACTATCAAGCACAGTCTAATAATACCAATATTATGCACATAAACACTTGGCAAAGCAAGGACAACTTTCATACTAATAATGCATTCAAACATATTAGTGAAAGTGATGAAGTAAAAGAATTTTGTAAAGAGATTAATAAAAAGTTTGATATTAAACAAGGTCAAACTATTGCTATTACCAGAGCAAGTATTCAAATTGTTTACCCCGGCGGATGTCTTGTAAAACGCAAAAACCCTGCAAGTTTTTATACAGGAATGTATTTTGTAAGCAGTGATCCAAAAAGTGGAGGACTTGTTATTGACAATCCTGTAAGTGAATATTACTTCAATAATATTCCTATTGAAAACAAAAATGCTTACAACAGTTGGCAAACGTACTTGCCAATGCCACAGGGAGAAGTTTACTTTGTGCCTGGCTACTTTGACCTAAGCACATCACCTAATCAAGGCGAATCACCTTTGGAAATTTTAACTTTTGATTTTGAGATTATCAAAAAATGAATGTAGATAAACTTTTTGAACAAGCAAATCAAAACAAGTTTAGTTATGTTCTAATGTTACCTCTTGGCGATAGTGTATTAGAATCACACCTTACAGATTGGTTACAACAACGTGTAAACCTTGTTAAAACGTCTTTTAAGCAACAAAAAGACGTAGTGGGTATGTTTGAACGTGCTGACTATGTTTTGTGCAGTGTAGACGCTTTAAAATGCGTTTTAGACACCGATAAACCGGTGTTCTTAAACATACATACAGATGAATTAGATATTATAAACAGAAGCAATATATTTGTTTTTGATCCATTACGTAACGAAGATAAAACCAAAATTGATTATGCACCTTATTTAGATTTAGCAACCAAATGTCTTAAACAAGACTTAGATGATAAATGGATTCCCTATTATGAAGTGTAGTGCTTTTTGGAAACACACTAATATTCGTAGTGGAAACAGAGTGTACCCGTGCTGTAGGTTTAAACATTCTATAGCAGAATTCCATGGTGACCTTAGTACAGTGTTACACTCTGATGCATATAAAGAACTAAGAGAGCAAAGTGCCGCAGGAGAACACATTGCTGGCTGTGAAAAATGTTACTACGAAGAAAGTATTCAACACAAGAGTCTGCGACAAGAGTTTAACGAGAAGTACGACACAGATTCTGTAGACTTAGAGTTTTTAGAAATTGGATTTGATAACTTGTGTAACTTAACCTGTGATGGTTGTAATTCAGAGTTTAGCACGAGTTGGATTATAAAAGAAAAACAAATATACGGAGAAGCAAAGAATAAACTAATGGAGATTGATTCTGTAACCAATGTTCCAGAAACAATTAAGAAAGTATTATTCTTAGGTGGAGAACCATTAATTACTGATCGTCATTTAATGTTGTTATATCAAATTAAACACAAAAGTAAAGTAACAGTAATATACAATACTAATGGAACATTTATTCCTAATGATGATATAGTTAAAGAATTAAATCAATACAAAGATGTTACATTTATTCTAAGCATCGACGGCATTGGAGAACTTGCAGAAAAAGTTAGAGGTGGTACTAAGTGGGCCGACGTAGTTAAGTTTATTGACTGGGTTTACAATAAAGGTTTTAATTTAGAATTTAATACTGTGCTACACAAAAACAATTATATGGGTTTGGAAAAACTAAATGATTTTTGCAAACGTTTTAAAGATGTGCGTTGGTATATAAACGTATTAACATATCCATTACATCTTGATATAGCACTGCTTGATAAAGAAGAAAAGAAACAATTAATTGATGTAGCAAAGCAGTGTAATGTGCCTAACAAAGAATTTATTGTTAATCACCTACAAACTTCTTAATTCTATATAGTAATTCTACAGGTTGCTTTTGTTGGTAAATTTCAAGATAGTGTTTTCTATTGTAATCTAAGATAGGCTGTATGCTATTATACATATCTCGAATTTCGTGTATGTTTAAACTGTTTAATCTTTTTATTTCTTTAAATGCAGAATTTATACGCTGACCTGCAACTGTTAGTTCGTCATATCGTTCATCTATGATATCATTAAAAGTAATGAACCCCATATCTCTTAATAACTTTAATGTGTCTTGCAATCCGATTACAATAAAAGGGTGCTTGTATAAAAATGCTTTTAATACTTTTTCTGTAAAGCCTTTTCTAACATCATATCCTTCTTCATAGCAGTCGCCTTCAGTAATAATACTAATGTAACTTTCCTTGTAGTAGTTTTCGCCCGAAGGAAGATTTCTTGCCATACTGTTATAAGATGCATTTGATAAATCTAAATCAATAGGAAGATTATTACCAAGTCTTTGTTTGCTTTCATCTGACAACTCTGCTTTTTGTAAAGTCTTGTCAAGATACTTTCTATGCTCTGGCTGGTCAAGTGTGCCATCAAGAACATATTTGTAATTGCCTAAAGGACAACTTAAAAAAGTATGCTTTGCAATATCATTTTCAAGTAAAAAGTCTGTTGTTTGTAATCTATGCAATCGTTCCTGTCTATTCAAACACAAAAACTTTTTCATACGTAAATTACTGTTGCCATTCCAATCAACACTAATATGATCATCTACTGTAATGCCATCATATCTATCTAAATGTAATTGTACATTAAAGTAAATTTTATTTTCTGTATCTAATGAAGGATTGTTTGTTAGTATAACCCAATCTTTAATGTAAGGATTTTTTGCAACAGTTTCTTTTACCATCTTAAGAAATGTAGAGTCTGTAAGCCCCTCGTATGAGTCATCGATAACAAGAAAGGTTGGAATCTTGTAAGTTTCAAAGAAATTAGTAAACGTTTTAAATGTATGATCATTGTCTCCAATATATTCAAAAAACACTACAACATGATCAATGTCTTGAAGTAGTTTATTATTATAACCTTCGAACTCAATTATACCTTTGAAGTTTTCAATAAAAGTTCCAAGGCTTCTTGAACTATGATCCATTGTGATTAGTGGAATTGTTTTCATAATAGTTTTACGTTTTTCACTACTGCTTCTTCTTGTGGTTTAAGTTCTGGATTGGCAGGACACATAGCACAAATAGGATTAGGTTTAAAAATATTATCTACAAATTCTTGTAGTTCGTTAGCACCACAGTTTGGATTTAAAGGCTTATAGTCTACATAAGGCGACCAGTCAATGTCATTTAATTGCTTTGCCTTTGTTAGATATGTTTTTAACATACTAATTGGAGGACACTTATATAATTGACCTTTGTATACTATAGGATAGATATTTACACCACACTTTTTATAACTACCTGCAGGATTTCTATCGTCCCAAGGTTTTAATTTACCATCTACTACACGTCGATAATCATACCAACCACCTTGGGTAGGATCTGTAACTTCAACGGTCACGCCGTCAAATTGATGTGCAATATCATTTACAAGACGCCATTGTCCTTTCGAATAAAATGCGTCCCATAAATTTTTTTCTATAAGTTTTCTTACTTTAGGATTTTTATTATGCAAACTACAACTTATTTTTGCATTACCAATTTGTCTTAGTACCTTGAATATATCAGGTCTCTTAGGTAATAGAAAACCGTTTGTATATACTTCAATAGTTGCATGATCAAATATTCTTCTTGCCTCTTTGAGGATATCGTAGATGCGTGGATGTAGAAGAGGTTCCCCACCTATAATAGTAAAGTGATCCGGATCTAACCTGCGGAACCACTGTTCCATGTTGTTAATGATACTCTCGTAAGATTCAGTAAAAGGCAAATTGTGATCTATAAACCTGTCACAACCCGGACAAGCAAGATCACAACTTGTGGTGATCATGTATTCAAGATTCGGTATATGATGTCCGCGATTAGTCAAAATAACTTTCCAATGTGCCTTTACGTTTAGTATCTAAAGTAACACAATGGAAGCCGCCACTTAGTGTACGTGCTTGACGCATAGGCAATCCGATAGTTTCAATACCGTGTTTGTCTAACTCTTTGCGTAGTTCTTCTTGATTCTCATCACAGATAACCAAGTTTTCGTTTACACTCATAAAGTTCAAACCGATATACTTACTGCAAGGAGAAACTCCATTAGGTAAGTTAGTACCGATGTCAATTACCTTATCACCAGGGAAGAAAATCTTGTCCCATTTTTCAAAGATACTTGGATAAAAGTCAGGTCGAATTCTATCTCCATTGAACAGTACAAGTCCTGGCTTTAAAGGAATCACTGTGCTGTCAAAGTGTGAATAACTGTAAAAGCCTTCAGCAAGATGAAGTTTGTATCCTCTTGATTCAACAACAGTTTTAAGCCATTCATAACCAAGTTTAGTTCCGCTGTTACTTACTTGATACAATAAATCTTTTCCAAGACGCACAATATTAGGTGCATCAAATACAATTTCTTTGTTAACAAGAGTAGGAATACTCAAGTCGTCAAGTTGATAACTTTCGTCAAGTAGTCTTGGACGAGGCGCCGCAATCCATTCAGAACCACCCTGCATTGCTTCATATAAAAAATCTCTATATGCAGTTGTTTCGTATTGTCTTGCTCTCATTGCACCAGGACAATCAATAATAAGGTTGTCTAATGGTAATAGTAAATCACGTGGACAATATGTATACCAGCCTGTAGTTTTCCAATCTGGCGAACCAAATTCTTTTGAATGATCAATTGACTCTGGACGTCTTACTTTAACGCCTAAGTCTGTTAAAACTTTTGCAAAATTATCTAAATCTTCGTTTGCTTCGTTGATAACCCATTCTGGTGACGGTCCTTCAAGATCCTTAATGTGTTCCCACTTACAATCAGCAAATCCAAAACTGTGTGTTGATTTATCTACTGTAGGAATACGTGCATGGTCGGCAATACCAACAAACACTTCTTCTAACGGATCCCAATCATTATGACTACTTACTACTGTCATTTACTTTCTCTCCTATTAAATCACTAATGCAAACACGATTGACTTCTCCGCCTCGATTATATTCTTTGTACTCATTCCCGCCAAGGCCAAACATAATACAATCTGTTAGTTGAAGATTCTTTTCTTCACAAACTTGATTGTATACATCAGTGTATGTTTTCCAGTTCCAATCAACCGGAAAGGTTTTAATTAAACTACTTGCTATACTTAAATCTATCCTATTATGCATATCAACAGAATTGAATACATCAATACCGTCGTCTGTGTTTGCACGTTCAAGACGAACACCTACTCTTAAAAACTCTGCACCGTAGAATGCTTTACTAATACTAAATGTAATTGTTTCTACTGCTGGGTAGTTGCTAAGATTTAAATTAATATTTTTTGTACAAGGATAATAAGCAAAATCAAGTAGTACAGGAATATTAAATTGTTCTGCATTTAACAACAACATATCTGTTGCAGGGTGTTGAATACCTCTATCACTAAATGGTACACTTAGTACAAGTGCATCACCTTCTTGTAATGGAATGTCGTTGATCCATTCAAATTGACTTCCATTTTTTAGACAAGCCTGATGATACATAAACTCGCCTTTAAAAAATCTAAAACGTTTTTCTTTGTGTCTATAATGGAAATGATCAAATGCTTGTACAGTTCCGTTACATAGTGTAATGTCTGGAAACTCTTCAATACCTTTAATAAAATTAAATTCGCTTGATAGAATCCAGTCTACAAACTCGTACTTAAATTCTTGTGGAAGTTTTGGATTGTATAAATCCTTTACAGGATTTAAACTTTCAATAAACTCTTTTACCTTATTATCAGATACAGGTTTAGCACCCCTTAAATTCATTCTTTACTCCAGTTACTTGCATAGTGTACTTAGGCACCATACCATTGTTAGCACTTAGATGTGGCTCATCTTTTTCTATTATTATAGCATCACCACGCTTCCATTGCAAGACTGGATTTTCATTTATTTCAAAATAATGACCCGATTTCCAATCTTCAAGGAAGATGTTTACACGAATACAGTCTTTCGGGTCTACACCATAATCGTTTGAAATTTTGTAAAATGTGTCTACATGACTTGGTAGTGTTTGTCCAGGCATCTGCTTCATTACTGCTACAGTGCATCTATCAAAAAGTGTAGCACCAAACTGTACATAGTTATTAGTTACAGGAAAGTATTGTTCGTACTTTGTATTTTCTTTTGTAAATCCAGCAAGATGATATCGTTTGTTTTGACTTTCAAAAGCAGTTGCTCTACCTTGAACTGAAACATTATCCATTGCTCTATATGGCAAACGTATATAATCTAATTCAGGTAATGTAATCTTTATTTGTTCCATGGCTGATCGTATGGAGTTCCTGTTTTTTCATCATACCAATACAAACTTCTGTGTGGTGGATGTTTGTCATCGTGCTTGGCATTACTGACGTAATAGAAAAACCTAATACCCTTTCTGCTTACACCTTCGGGACAAGTTATCGGCTTTGGGTAACCATGGAATGCAAAATTATTGTAGTTCCATATTACACAGTTGCCTGAACCAACTGGTACTTTAGTATGTACTTTGTCACGTTTAGTATCATAAAACTGCAACTGTCCTCCCCAATCTTCTTCCCATTCTTCGTTAAGATATATTACTACACTTAACATTCTGTGTAGTCTAAGTTCATCATTCCAGTTAAAATCGCTATGTACCTTAAGACTATCTCCAGTAAATGATTTCATATATCCTGCACCAATGAGATGCGGATCAGGAATTAGATCTATTGTATCAGTAACTTCTTGTAACCATTTAATAAATGTACCACTGTGTAGTGCGTGTACAACTGCGTCTTGTATAGGTGTACGATCTACATTGTTAAACTCATACATACAAGACCCTGCTCTTGTAAAATGCTTACAGTCTTCTAATGGAATTTCTTCTAATTCTTTTGCCATTAGTGTAACTAAATCTTTAGGAATAAAGTTATCTAATGTTAATAAACTATAATCAGGATGACTTCTATACTGCTTTTGCAGTTCGTAAGTGTCAGGGAATTGTTTCAATATATGGTTAACAAGTTGCTGTTTCATACAACTATTTAAATTTCTTTGGGGAACCTATGAGCCATTAATGGTTTTCCATTAACTGGTTTTCCAATTACTCTTTTAGGCCAATGCAACCTACGTGATGATTTATAATGTGTAATCTTTGCATGAAGTTGAGGTTTTTTAAAACCCCAATTATTATATATTTTGCAAGGAAACAATTTGAACCGTGCGCCTTCAATTTCAATAATTTTATTTTCCCAATCAGATGGCATATTACCTCTTAGGAATCTATTCATTTCTCGTTGGTCACTATGACCTTGTTCAGTCATTGATATCCAAGTATCTATAAACTGTAAAGTCTTGGGAGTTTTTCTAAACATACACACGCCAGCATTACATGGTTGATCTTTGAAAAACTTAGGACCTCTGATAGTTACACCAATATCATAATTGTCTTTAATACTGTTTAGATTATCCCATAGTATTGTATCAGCATCCATCCATACAACAAAGTCATTATCGTTGACTCTTTCTAATGCCTTTTTAATCATTTCGGGTTTACATGGGATCTTAGCGCCTGCTTTATCTTGAAACTTTCCTTCAAACTTTTCACCATAACCTAACCCACCTAAGTCATATACATGATATTGATGTCCTTTTAATTCTTGGATAGAACGCACCAGCATATCGCACATACCTTTAAATTTTATATCTGCGGCAGTTATGATTAATATATTACTCATCTTGCATTACAACTAATTTTTTATAATTAAAAATTCTAACAGGTTCTTTTTTTAATTCTTGGTATACAGTCCTATTATCTTCTACAAAGTAAACAAACTTGTCACATAAATGTGACTTAAAGGCGTTATATGTATTCATAATGCTACTATCACTATGATTTCCGTCATCTATAGCAATACAAATTTTCCGTCCATTTAAAATACTTGCAAGTTTGTCTGTGTTATCTGCAAATTGATCATATTGGTAAAGTTCGGGCATTTTATTTTCAAAGGCGCCTTTGCTTATTAAGAAATCTAAATTATTTTTTGCATGATTAATATCTATATCTAAACCTATAATATCTGCATCAGGAAATAATTTACTCCATATAGCAAGTCCTGTGCCTTTTAAAATACCACACTCGACAATAGTAGATACACAATCAAAATCTTTCAGGTGTTTACTGTAATATCTTGCATAACCATGGCGGGTCATTCTATCACCGCCTGTCATACCGACAGTTTTATATTTTTTAACAGGGGCTAATTTAGATGTAATATTGCGTGGAATATTAGTATGATATCCACCAAAATGTTCTTCTAATTGTTGTAGACGTTCGATGGTTATCATTCTACTACCTTTGGTTTTGTAGTTGTAATATCAAAATCTAAAAGTGCCCCAAATTTAATTTGGTCATCACCTTTGTAACACCCTGCTCTTGGCCAGAATGTAAGTTCACCAAACCATGGTTGATTTTCTCCCCAATATAAGTCAACTCTCACATACTTCCAACGTTTTGAAAGTGCTTCTGCAACTTTTTTCATTTGAAAAAAACCATCTAATCCACATTTGGGTTCGGCCTTATAATGTTTATGTAATGCATCAAATTTCCAATCCATAGGCTTTCCATCCGGATCAATTTGACTTGCTTTTAATCCACCAGAATACCTATCCCAGATCATCTGTAACCATTTAACTTCGCCATTACAACAATGAAATTTATAATCTACATCAGCATAGTCTATTCTTTTTTCTCTTACAATGTTAGGTTCAATTAAACTATAGGCCCACTCGCCTTTGTTTTTTCCATGCTTCTTTTTTAACTTAATATTAAGGCGTTCCAGTGCAACTTTTTCTTCTTGTGTATTGCTTACAAACTCTATATCACCAGAGCCGTTGTTTGTTTTAAGAACTGCTGGATAATCTGTAGTATTAGGAATTATAATTTCAGGACCGTATTCTTTTGCAACAAAATCTTTGACTGCTAATTTATCACAACAAATAATTTGATCTTTATCTTGATCAAAAACTTTTAGCCAATTAATTTTGTCATTGTAACTAACTGGATTTTCTAAGTCTGGCCAATACCCTAATTTTTTCTTGTGCCAAGCAGTTTCTTTATACCTCACTGTCATGATATAATTCCTTTACTACGTCAACAGATTGTTGATATTCATTTGTACCGAAATATATTTCAGACGGTGCATTAGGTCCTGTTGTTGGAGCAAATATCCAACAAGTTTTACTTTTACACTTTAAAGGTTGATAATTTAAACTATGAAAATATCTAACCATTTCTTCTACATCTTGATTAGGTTCAAATATTACCCAAGGCTTAAATTTTTCTATTGTTTGTTTTGCACCTTGTATAACAGGCCATTCATAACCTTGTACATCAATCTTAATTAAATTACATTCTTGCAAATTTTCATCATCTAATCTTCTTACTTCTATTTCATAAGAAGATTTATTTTTCTTTTTAATAATATGAGCATTACCGCAGTTGTCATCACTATCTACAAACTGTGCAGTAGTATTAATATCACCAAGACCTGCTTCATGAACAACAATATTGTTGACATTTTTATATAAACATTCTAAATTACGTGGACTTGGTTCGTAAGCGATTACATAACTAAAATGTTTTTGAAACGGATAACTCCATATACCAATATTTGCACCAACATCAATAAATGTTCCGAATACAGGTAATGCTTCTAAAATTTTATTTCTAACTCTAATCTCGTAGGTAGGATTTTCTTTGTTTGGGTTATCGCTGACATGACTTGTAATTTTCTTTTCATTATCAGGAACATACCATCCGTTTTCTAATTGGTGCATACTCCATCCTTAAAAAATTTAAATCGTAGCATCTTCCATTCCTGCTACACGTAATTTAGTAATATTAGTAAGTTGCCATTGCTTTTGATCTAAACCTTTGGTAATACCTAACCATTTATTACGCATCAGGGCAAACTCGTTAATAATTTTTTCCATATCAACAACGTCCGCTTCGCCGTCTACATATTTTTCAACGTCGCGGCTGGACAATGCTCTTTGATAGTTTTCAAGATATTTTTTAAAAAATGAACTACGCAACCTACGTAGTTCAATATTTAGGTACTCAAGAATTGCTTCAAGTTCTTGGAGTTGGTTGAAGCGATGCTCAACAAGACCAGGCATAGTAGCCGCGGCCTTCTCAATGTTGCCGTATATACGACACTCTGATTTTGCTTCAACCAACTCGTCTTCGTAGTATTGTAAGGCGTCTGGGATCTTGCTAATATCTTTTGATATTTTGCTATACCACATGATTAATCCCAGTCATCATCGTCGGCGACCATCTCTTCATCTATATCAAGATAATAATTGATTGCCGCATCAAGATAATCACAAACTCCTAAAGCATCTTTCATTGCTTCATCACTTGAACCATAATCTGCAAGAAGATCAACAAATCTTTCTGCTACAGTTTCAAGATGTTTTTTATCAATGTGTTCTTTAAAAAGATTCCATGTATCTACTATTTGTGAACTGTCCATAAAGTCTTACTCCTCGGTGATTGTCTCTGCAACAGTTTCTTCTACTGTCTCTGTAGTTACCCCTTCTACAAGATTGCTGAAATCATTCATGACTTTGTCAAGTAGTTCGCCGCCTGCTTCCCAGGCTTTACGATATTCTTTGATTTCTTCACCTGTACTTGAAACATATCTGAGTCTATTTCCATCCTTTTTAAGAATGTCTTTTTTCTCAAACAAATCAACAAGTCCACTGTAAGGATTCATTCCTGTTTCATATGGAATTTTAACTTGTACACCTTCGAACGGTTTTGCATAACGAGTTTTCATTACTTTACAACCTGCTCTAATACCACGTACTTCGCTAATCTTATTACCTGCTTCATCTTCTTTTAGTTTCAATTTCTTCATTGCTACTACAATAGATGACGCATAGATAAATCCTTGTCCGCCACTAATTTTATCATCAGGGTCAAACATATCTTGCGATGCATACGTATGGTTAGTACATACAAGTCCTACATTGTGTGATCCAATCATGTTAACTGTGTTTCTAACAAGTGATGTAAGTGCCTTAGGTTTTCTACCCATGTCACCCTTCATGTCACCTTTGTTAAACTGGTCAACGTCTGTAGGTGTTAACAACATACCCAAACTGTCAATTACAAATAATACTTTAGGACGTTCTTCCTCTGTCATTTCTTTGTAATCTGCCATAAATGTTGATACTGTTTTAGCAACATCATCAATCATCGACATATTAAGTTTTAGTAATTTATCTTCGCTTGTATCAACATCAAGTGCTTGTAGCCAAGTTTCATCAAGTGCATTCTCACTGTCAATTAGTACAACAAAGATACCTTGATCCTGTGCCGCCTTTACAATGTTACCTGCACAGATATAACTTTTACCTGCTCCTGACTCGCCTGCAAATACAGTTACTTTACCTAATGGAACACCTTTATTAAAGTCACCACTAATAAGATAATTTAAGGCATAGTTTCCTGTACTAATCCAATCCGTAGGGTCATTGAAACCACTACTCATGCCTGTGATTGACTTAGTTAAGTTTTTACGAAACTTAGAAACGTCAAATGCTTTATTAGCCATTACTTCTCCTTTAACAATTTGGGAGTAGACATAAGCCTACTCCCTTAATGTGTTTGCTTATGACTGACGTGAACGGATCATTGCAAGAATGTCTTCCGCCTTGTTATCAGTTTTAGGTGCTTCTGCTTCTACTGCTGGTGCAGTTGGAGTTGCTTCTACTACTGGTTCAGCCGCTGGTGCTGGTGCAGTTGCTGGAGCACTCTGACTCGTTGCAGTTGCATTACTTGATGCCGCTACATTCGGATCACCTGTTCTTGCCGCCATTCCCGCTGGACGGAAATATTGACCAAAACGTTCTGGATCGTATGCTTCACCATCAACAGATGCTTGGAACATCTCTTGCATTACCTTGATTTCTACATCTGTAGGCTTCTTAGGTAAAAAGTCTCCCAAGTTAAACAAGCCATGCTTGTCAATTGCCGCCTTCTCATCTTCAGTGATTGGACGCTCTCTACGAGCCCAGTTTGAAGTTGAGTAGTCTGCATAACCACCTTTAGAAGTTTTTACAATTCTAAAGTCTACACCTGCTGTGTAGTCTGTTGGTAGTTCTTCCATATCCGGATCAAGTAGAGCAGATTTAATTAATTGGAAAATTTGTGGACCAATAATAAAACGTCTAATTGGATTTTCTGGAAGTGAGTCTTCTTTAAGTCCGTTTTCAGTTACGAACCCTTGGAAAATGTATGAACGCTTCTTCCAATACTTACGACCCATATCTTCAAGAGTTGGATCTTTAAACCAACCACGTACTTCGTTAAGAATTGCACATGATTCGCCGTACATTTCCATACATGGAATTTGTACTTGTACTGGACGACTGTCTGTTTCACCTTTCACACCTGCGAAAGGAAGTTTGATCATCAAACGTTCTTTCCAAAAGAAGTCTGCATTTTGATCACCATCAGGCAAAAAACGTACAGTTGACTGTTCGCCTTCCTTCAAGTTCCAAAATGGGTAAATTGCGTTGTCGCCGCCGCTTGATTGATTTGAACCACCTGTGCGTGATTCTGCTTCTTTAAGTTTAGCACGAATTTCTGCTAATGTTGCCATAATAATGCCTCCTATTTAAATGCCTATGGGCTAATGTTAGTGCCTTGATTGTGTTTAGCACATAATATATACTATACACAAACTTACTTATAAAGTCAAGTGAAACTTTGTCAAAAAACTGAAATTAGTGATTCATTCCAGCCAAAGTTTTAATTCTTGACATTTCTTCGTCTTGGTCTGTCACCAATTCTTTCATAATGGTCATAGCATCTCTCATTGCTTCATCACCATATTTCTTTTCAACTGCTGTCATTACCGCAGTTTCACCTTTAGGGAATTGGTTAGTAGTATAATCAAAGTGTCCTTTGATAAACTCATCTAAAGGTAATTCTTCTTCTTTATCGTGTAATTCATCTGGAGCATCTGCTTTTGATAACGCACCGTCTTTGTCAATTTTGACATCCATGGTATCGTCATCTGCGCCTTTTTCTGCCATTAGTTCTTCTGCTGACCAAAAGTCTTCAACCTGTAGTCCTGCTAATCTAATAGCATCTTCAAGTGTATGTTCTTCACCGTCTGATGTTTTGAATTTGGTTCCTGGCTTAGCACCTTTGGCTTTTAGTTCACGTACTTTTTGTGCAAACTCGTTGCCTTCATTTTGTGTTGATTCAACATCGCTTATTGTTTGTTTATTTCCATATAACTTTTTGAATGTTTCAGGATCTGCTTTTTTAAGTTCGTTTTGGAATTGATCTGCAATTTCTTCTGCTGGAGATGTATCCAGTCCGCTATTATTATGTACCATGTCCACAATGTCATGTCCGTCAGCGTCTGGGCCTAAGTTTAAGACAGAATTCATTAATTCAATTTTGCCTTTGATATCTCCTGGATAGTAGTAACTTAAAATGTCGTCATCCATGTCGTCGATTTCTTTTTCAATTTCTTTTGGATCAGTGATGCCAGAACTTTTTAGTTGTTGTATTACATCTTCACGTCTATCGTTGTATGTTTTTAACTCGTCAACATACTCTGCTTTAATTTTTTCTGCTACACCTTT